TAGTGAAAAAGCTAAAGAACGAGACGATGCTGTCAAAAACGATTTACTGAAGGATCAGCACCCGAGCATGCCTATCACAGTTGATAGACGCTCTAGCAAATCTTTCGGTGGTAAGTAAGAGTTTTTTAACAAATACTAATCAACGAATTTAAATTAACCGTGACTGGAGGTCCGCAAGGACAGGTCACAACGGAGGAAAACACAATGGCTAATCAAGATGCCGCTTTCGGTCTAAGACCGTTAAAGACAATTGGTCAACAAGATGATTCCACTGGAATGAGTTCTTATAAGATAGCAGCTGGTGACGCGAGTGTTATATATCAAGGTTCTTTAGCAGGTTCTCCTGCTACAGGTACAGGATATGTAGACTTACAAACAGCTGGTCTAGAGTTAAATTTAGGAGCTTTCTGGGGATGTTTCTACAATGACCCAACAACACTAAAACCTACGTTTAAAAATTACTATCCTGGAAGCATAACGCCTCCTGGAAGTGAAGATATAGAGGCTTTCGTTTATGACAGCCCTATGCAAATGTACGAAGTACAATCAGACAATGCAGGTGCTTCAGCTCAAGCTGACGTATTCAAATGTTATGATATAGTTGGTACAGGAGGATCTACTTTAAACGGAGTAAGTTCAATGGAACTTGATGACGGAACTCAAGGAACTACTGGACAATTAAAAATAATCGGCCTTTCCCGTGATCCAAAAAATAATGACATAACTGCAGCAAACGTCAACTGGCGTGTGATGCTAAATGAGTCATTACTAGGATCAGGATCTGCTGGTGCAGCCTAATAAGGAGTAATTAAACTATGGCAATATCACGACAACAACTAGTTAAAGAACTAGAGCCAGGTCTAAATGCACTATTTGGCTTGGAATATAAAAGATACGACCAGGAGCATAAAGAAATTTATACTACTGAGTCTTCTGACAGAGCTTTTGAAGAAGAAGTAATGTTATCTGGCTTTGCGAACGCATATGTTAAACCTGAGGGTTCAGCAGTTGCTTACGACAATGCACAAGAAACATTTACTGCAAGATACACTAATGAAACAGTGGCACTTGCATTTGCTTTAACTGAAGAAGCTATGGAAGATAACCTGTATGACAGACTTTCGTCTCGTTATACAAAAGCGCTAGCGAGATCTATGTCGAATGCTAAACAGATCAAAGCAGCTAACCCACTAAACCAAGGTTTACCGACTACGGATAACTTTGATTCTGGTGATGCAGTTTCTTTGTTCAACACAGCACACCCGACTATCGCTGGAACTTTTTCAAACACGCTTACTACACAGGCGGACCTTAACGAAACATCATTAGAGCAAGCAATGATCGACATTGCTTCAATGACTGATGAGAGAGGTCTTAAAATCGCAGCTAGAGGAATGAAAATGATCGTTCCTTCTGAAAACCAATTCAACGCTGAGAGATTGTTAAAATCTCAAGGTAGAGTTGGTACAGCTGATAACGATATCAATGCTATGAAATCTATGGGAATGGTTCCTGAAGGTTACAGAGTAAATCACTATCTAACAGATACTGATTCTTGGTACATTATCACTGACGTGCCTAATGGTATGAAGTACTTTGAGAGACTACCTATCCAAACTAAAATGGAAGGTGACTTCTCAACAGGAAACGTAAGATACAAAGCTAGAGAAAGATACTCATTTGGAGTATCAGACCCTAGAGGTATCTTCGGTTGTGAAGGTGCTTAATCATTAACAAACTAAGGGGCCGCCTTAAAACGGCCCCTTTTTTATTTATAAGGGTGAATATATGAAAAATTTCCTAGTACAGATCCATGCGTATCAATATAAAGCTAAATTTGAAGTTTTAGCTGAAGATAGCGTTGAATCTATTGAACAATCAATCATTGACAAACTGGGAGAAAAAGGTGTAGAATGGGAATATCTTGGAGAAATGATGGATCCCAAGGTAAAACGAATAACCTATGAGGAGGTTATAGATGGTACAAGACCTGTACAATACGAAAAGGTCCTTGGAGTTGAGGTGGCAACTGGAGTATGAACAAGAAGGTAGATATACTCTGGATATGGTCAGGATTGATGACAAAATTAGAGAAGTCATTACTGATATTAAACTCGAAGAGGCTAAAATTGCAAATAAACAAAATGCAATTGAAAATGCTGCCGCCCAAGTTTCTGTGGCTACTTAGATAAACGCCACATCGCTGAAATCGTACATTTCCTGTAGGATCTCTTGCACTCTACTAAAATCTACTATATAAATTAATCACTATACAATTTTAAAAAGTTGGATGTAGACGCGTATAGTCGACGGCCTAGAGACTACATTCACACTAACTAGGAAAAGGAGAAAAATTATGGCAAAAACTAACTTTTCGGGACCTATAACAACAGGACCGATACAAGTAAACACAGGAACAACTGTCGGCTCAAACGTAAGAGATGCTGCATTTGTTCAAAACAAAATGGCGTTTCCAATTAGCTACGCAAATTTTGTTGTAACTACTGACGCTGACAGATTAGCTGTTACTGGCTCTAATGGAGCTTCTACAACTTCTGTTACATTAGTAGACGCTACTCAAAACGTACCTGGAATAACTTCTGATGGTGGCTTTGAAATGGCTTCTGTTATAACTTTAACATCTGCTGGTAATGACTCTGCAAGAACTGCAACTGTTACTGGAACTGATGTTTTAGGTAGTTCACAAACTGAAGATGTAACAATGGCAAATACTGGCGTTGCAACTTCCGCTAAAACTTTCAAAACTGTAACTTCTATCGCTATCGATGGATCTGGAACAGCTGGAACTTTATCGGTCGGTATAATTGAAACTGGATTAATTTCTATGCAATGTAGATCATTGTTTAATGAATATCCATTAGGTCAAACATCTAGTACAACAGATAAAAACCTTGCTAACAACATTGTAATTCCAGCATGGTCTAGAATTACAGACATTAGATTCATTGTTAACACAGCTTTTGATACAGCTGGGTTTGACATGCAGATTGGTGCTAACGTTGCACAAGCAGCAGGAGCTACTCTTAACAGTTTAGACCTTGACTACTTTGCAGGTGACGCTGACAATGATGTTGCTGCCGTTGGTTCTAATCATATACCAGTTGGTTTTGATCAGACTTCAGCTCAAATGAAAAATTGTTTGAACGTTTGTGATGACGATGCAAGTGGTTATGAGATAGACAAAGCTGTTGTTATTACTGCTAAAACAGACGATGCATTAACTGCCGGTGACGGTGTGTTAAGTATTGAATGGTTACAAAGAATAAACAACACTAACTAATAAATTTATGGAGCTCCTTCGGGAGCTCCTATAATTAGGAGACAATTAAATGCCAAATGTAACAAGTGTAAAGTCGAAAAAATTTGTCCAAGGAACTCATACTTCTATGATTTCTGCTTCGGGTACAGCTACGTCTTTAAATATTGATGTGGGAGAATTCGTTAATGCTCAAACAGTAACGATAACTTCTTCGGCTAATAATAGTGGTATAACTTTTACCGTTGTAGGAACAGATGCTACTGGTGCTGCTCAAACTAGTGCAGCAACTACTGGTCCAAACGCGAACACAATAGATATAGCTGGAACATGGTTAACTGTAACTAGTATTACTGCTTCAGGAAGTATCACAACAGATATTTCTGCAGGTGTAAAAAATGGAGTAGCTACAGGAACTTTATTTGCTGGTGCAACTCGTGTAAGAGGAATGACTGGAAATGGAGCTGCTGCGGGACATATAAATTTTAAAAACTCGTCAACTACTGGGACTACTTTTCATACTGAATATGTAAGAGATGATTTAATAGATCCTTATATCCCTGACAATGGTATCTATTTTCCAAATGGATGCTATATGCAAGGAACATCAGGAGCTGTTGTAGGATTATCAGTCTTTTACGACGGGTAGGAGGCTAAATGGCTAATACTACTTCCGGAACAGCAACGTTCGGGAAAACGTTCGCAATTGACGATATTATTGAAGAAGCCTTTGAGAGATGTGGTATTAGAGGAGTTGCTGGTTACCAGTTAAAAACAGCTAGACGCTCTTTAAATATAATGTTTCAAGAGTGGGCTAACAGAGGAATTCATCTCTGGGAAATTGGAGATGGATATTTGACTCTTGTTGCCGGAACCAATGAGTACATTGGTTATAGATCTAGCGGAGATGGAACTTCAACTTTATTAAATAGTGCAGGTGCAGCTTTGTATGGTACTGATGATATTTTTGAAGCATCATATAGAAGTAGCGCAGGTACAACTAGTCAATCAGATAGTCCCTTAACAAAAATTTCAAGATCAACTTATTCTTCTTTATCAAATAAATTAGCTCAAGGACAACCATCACAATATTGGGTTCAAAGATTTATAGATAAAGTAACTATAACTTTATATACAACTCCAAGTTCAAGCCAAGCTGGAGACAGAGTTCAATTTTACTACATGAGTAGAATAGACGATGCAGGTGCATATACAAATGCAGCTGACGTTCCTTATTATTATATTCCCTGTATGTGTGCAGGTTTAGCATACTATATTAGTATGAAATACAGTCCTGAAAGAACACAAAATTTAAAAATGTTATACGAAGACGAATTATTAAGAGCGGAGGCAGCGGATGGGTCTAGTAACAGTACGTATGTTACACCTAAGACTTACTATCCAAGTGTTTAATTATGGCAAGATATGCACAAGGAAAATTTGCATTAGCAGTATCCGACATTAGTGGACAATCATTTCCATGGAATGAAATGGTTACACAATGGAACGGATTGTTTGTACATTATTCTGAGTTCGAATCTAAACAGCCACAATTAGATCCTAAACCAAGTGCAGCTGATCCAACAGCTTTACCTAAAACAAGACCACAACAACCTTCTCCTCAATCATTAAGATTTTTAGATTTTAATCCTTTAACTACTTTTGCTGCAGCTTCAGGAATTATAAATACATATTCTGTAGATCATCAAAGAAGTTATGGGGATACTGTTAGATTTAGAGGTTCTCCTACTACTTCACCAGGTACTGGTACGCCGGATACTATAGGTGATGATGGACCTGTTGCAGGAAGTCCTGTGGTAGGTTTTTCTAATATTGCAAATGTAGATGGAATCACTGGGGCAACTATTTGTAAGGCTGCTGGTTTTTCAATTGTTCCAGGAAAATATACTTCTGTGACTACAACTTTATTTTCTGCTATTTCTAGTGCTACAGCTACAGAAGGAATTACATTAACCAGTTCAACAAATTTTGCTAAAAGTGGACCGAGAGTACCTACTATTAATAATCCCAATGGAACTCCCACAAATGCTATTTTGGTTGGAACTGAAATTATTACTTATACTGGACTTGATGGTTCTGTTTTAAGTGGAGTTACAAGAGGTGCTCATGGAAGTACTGCGGCGACTCATTCAGCGGGAGCAGCTGTTAGAAACTTATTAACTCCTGATAATTATTTTTATTTTAATAGTGGCGGAACAGCTACTACTGGACAAATTAGCGGTGGAGGGTATAATGTATCTTCGGGACCAGTAACATTAAAAGCAATAGGACCACAATAATATGCCAGCAGGAATAACATACACCCTAACTAATTTACAGGATGATATTAAAAACTATACAGAAGTTGATAGTTCTGTTTTTAGTTCGAGTGTTTTAAATAAATTAATTATAAATGCTGAAAGCAGAATTTATAGAGCTTTTGATGCTGATTTAGAACGATTCTATGCTACATCTACTTGTATTATTGGGAACAGATATGTCTCAATTCCTGCTGATTTAAGGGTTATTAGATATGTCCAATTAACTAATGATGCTGGAGATCAGGTTTATTTAGAACAAAGAGATCCTAGTTTTATGGCTGAATACTATTCAACACCAAGTTCTTCATCGACTAATATCCCCAAATATTATGCTAATTGGGATGAAGATAACTGGGTGGTAGCACCTACCCCTGATACTGCTTACGCAATTACTTTAGCTTATAATAAAGAACCAACAAGTTTAACCGATGCAACTAAATCTTCAACCGGCACATATCTCTCTAATAAATATACAGATTTGCTTTTATATGCATCTTTAGTAAATGCATATGGGTACTTGAAAGGACCGATGGATATGTTACAATACTACGATAAGGCTTATAAAGAAGCCTTAGAAACGTACGCGACTGAACAAATGGGTCGTAGACGCAGAAACGAATATCAAGATGGGGTTATTCGTCTTCCAATTAAATCTGAATCACCATCAACTTATTAAGGAGATAAAAAAATATGGCAAACGTAATACCTTTCGCATTCCGTGGAGAATTATTCACAGGAACACATAATTTTGCATCTGGCGGAGATAGCTTTAAATTAGCTTTGTACACTTCAAATCCTTACAACACATCTAGTACTGTTTACGTTGCTACAAACGAAGTTAGTTCTTCTGGAACTAATTATACAGCAACAGGTAATGCTCTTACAGGTAATGCCGTTGTGGCAGCTACAGCTGTGGCAAGTTGTGATTTTGCGGATACGACATGGACTTCAGCTACAATTACTGCAACGCATGCAGCACTTTATAATGATGATCAAAGTGATAAATTGTGTGTGGTATTGGATTTTGGTGGAACTTTTACTTGTACAAATGGTACATTTAAAGTTTCTTTCCCTAATCCGGCAACAGCGTCGAATGCAATTATAAGCATGGCGTAATAGGAGAAAAATAAAATGGCTTTAGTAATAAATGACAGAGTAAAAGAAACAAGTACTACAACTGGTACAGGTGCTATTGCACTTGGAGGAGCGGTAACTGGTTTTGAAACTTTTGCAGCTGGAATTGGAAATAGTAATACAACGTATTATGCAATTTTTAATACTGGTACAACTGAATGGGAAGTTGGTCTTGGGACACTTGATGGGACAAGTGCTAACTTAACTAGAACTACACCTATCTCAAGTTCTAATTCTGATTCAGCAGTTGACTTTGGTGCAGGTACTAAAGATGTTTTTTGTACAATGCCCGCTAGTAAAACAGTTTATTTAGATGCAAGCGGAAACCCAGTAGGAGCAGCGTCAGCTGGCTTTGCATTAGCAATGGCCGTGGCGTTATAAATAGGAAAAAAATATGGCACAAGATTTTAGAAACGAATTGCACCGAGTAATTGGAACAAGTGATCAAGGTATCTTAACTGCAGGAAATTATGATGCAGTTATAGGTATTAGATGCTGTAATGTTTTAACTTCAACAATTAAAGTTGATGTTAAAATTGCAAAAGGAGGAGCCGACTACTTTTTAGCAAAAGGAGTTGTAATTCCACCTAATTCAGCTGTCGAATTGATCCAAGGCGGAGCAAAGATTGTTTTGGCTAGTGGTGATGTATTAGAAGCAGTTAGTGATACCGCGAGTTCACTAGATGTTGTTTGTTCATACATTGACACAATTAGTTCGTAGGAGAAATTATGACGGCAACAATAAATGGAATCCAATATATTGGAGGGCAGTATAGCCCTAATGAATTTATACCTAATCAAGCGGCAACGATTGATGGAACTCAGACTGTAGAGAATGGAGTTCTTGCAGGACCTATTACTTTACCTGGTACAGTTATTATAACAGGAACGGTGGTAATAGTTTAATGAGTAAAGTACAAGTAGATGCAATTGAACAACAATGTGGAACAACTTTAACAGTTGGTGGTGGAGCAAGTAAAACTGTAACCGTAGATGCAACGACATTAACTTTAGGTCGTTGCGGTGGAACAGTTACACTAGCTTCAGGAGCAACTCAATCTGGTTTCGGTAGAACAGGAACGGTAGATTGGGTTACAACAGTTCAAACATCAACAATAACTGCTGCAACTGGAAAAGGTTACTTTGTAAATACTACAGCTGGAACAATTACAGCAAATTTACCAGCAGGTTCTGCTGGATCAATAGTTTCCTTTGCAGATTATGCAGCAACTTGGGATGATAATAATTTTACTATTTCACCAAATGGAACTGAAAAGATTGGTGGAACAAATGCAAATGTAACTTTAAGTACAGAAGGTCAATCAGTAACTCTTGTTTATATAGATTCAACACAAGGTTGGATTAATACTATGGATTCAACATCAAATGTAAGAGGTAATCCTTATCTAATAGCAACTGGTGGTACAATAACTACTTGTGGTAATGACAAAATTCATAAATTTACAGGACCAGGAACTTTTACTGTTTCTACTGCCGCAATTTGTGCAGCAAATAATTTAGTTTCATATATGGTAATTGCTGGTGGTGGTGGCGGCGGTGGAAGTTATGGTGGTGGCGGAGGTGCTGGTGGATATAGAGAATTAAAATCTCCTGTAACACCTTACACAGCAAGTCCGTTAGACGGATACCCTTCAGCACCCAATAGAATTACAGTAACAGCTACTGGTTATCCAATTGCAGTAGGTGCAGGAGGTACAGGAGGTCCTTTTCCAACTGGTCCTTATCAAGGTGGAACAGGAGCAGTTTCAACTTTTTCAACAATAAGTTCTGCTGGAGGTGGTGGCGGAGGAACTGAAAGTGGAGCCGGTGCTGATGGAGGATCTGGCGGAGGTGGTAGTTATGATCCATCACCAGGTGGTTCAGGAAATACTCCTTCCACAACTCCAGCACAAGGAACAGATGGTGGAGACGGTGGACCTGCTGCCCCTAATTATACCAATGGTGGTGGAGGTGGAGCATCAGAAGTTGGAGAAAACGCAGGAACAACATCTATTGGTAGAGGTGGTGCTGGAACACCATCTACTATTTCAGGAAGTGCAGTTTCTTATGCAGGTGGTGGCGGAGGAGGTGGAGGAGATAATCCAGTTTGTGGTGGTGCAGCTAGTCCTTGTGGAACTGGCGGTGCAGGAACTAGATCAGGTCTAGGACCTGCTACAGGAAATGCTGGAACAACTAATACTGGAGGTGGCGGCGGTGGTAATAGAGCGCAATCTCCTGGTACTTATACTGGAGGTGCGGGTGGTTCAGGAATAGTAATAATAAGGTACAAATATAAATAAAGCATGGTAATATAGAATTATGGCATCAACAATAAAAGTAGACAACGTACAAAATCAACCGGGCACTAATGTAGTTAATAAGTGTGGCACAACAGTTAATATAGGTGCGGCTTCTGATAACATTAGAAGTGCCGGAAACAATTTACAAGCTTCAGATGGTGGAAATTTAATTAGTCAATGTGGAACTACAATTACTTTAGGAGCTTCAGGAGATACAATTTCTTTAGCATCTGGTGCTTCTCAAACAGGATTCGGTCGTACAGGAACTGTTGATTGGCAAACAGGCGATATTAAAACAGCAGCATTTATTCCAGCAGCAGGTAAAGGATATTTTGTTAATACTACAGGTGGAGCAGTAACAGTTAATTTACCAGCAGGAACTGCTGGAGACATTATAGGTTTAAAAGATTATGCAAATACTTGGGATAGTAATGCAGTTACTTTAAATCCAAATGGTTCAGAAAAAATTGGTGGTGGTAATGATCAAGATCCAACTTTATCAGCAGAAGGTGGTTCCGTTCTTTTAGTTTATGTAGACACTACTCAAGGATGGTTAACAACAGAACAATCGGTAACATCAAGTCCAAGTGGAATTGAAAATTTTATTACAGCGACAGGCGGAACAATTACTTGCTCAGGAGATTTTAAAATTCATACATTTACAGGCCCAGGTACTTTTTGTGTATCAGCTTTAGCTACCGCACCAGCAAATAATACAATTTCTTATATGGTAATAGCAGGAGGCGGTGGAAAAAGTTCTGGAGGAGCAGGACCAGGTGGTGGTGGAGCCGGAGGTTTTAGAGAATTTAAAGCACCCAACCCTGGAGGAGGTTGTTATACAGCTTCTCCGTTAGCTTCAGCTTGTACTGGTCTTACAGTCACTGCAACAGGTTATCCCGTAACAGTTGGGGCAGCTGGTGGAACTGTTAATGGAAGTGCAAGTGTATTTAATTGTAAAACATCTGCTGGAGGAGGAGAAGGTAATCACAGACCTAATCCAGGAGTAGCCGGTGGATCTGGTGGCGGAGGAAGTGACTATGGACCAACTGATGGTGGAGCGGGTAATACCCCACCTGTAAGTCCTCCACAAGGTAATCCAGGTTTTAGAGGAGCAGCAGGAGAAAATTCAGGTTCTGGTGGTGGAGCTGGTAGTGGTGGCCCTGTGACTTGTACATCTGCTCACCCAGGAAATGGTACACCAAGTGCTATTAATGGATCAACAGTGGTATATGCAACTGGAGGTGATGGTGAAGGTGGAAATGATGCAAATGCCCCTAATAGAGGATCAGGTTATGGTCATGGTTCTGGAGGAACTTTTCCAGGAAGTCCACAACCACAAGCAGTTTCTGAGGCAGGTGCAGTTATAATTAGATATAGAAAAGCGTAATTATGAGTGAAGTTAAAGTAAATAAAATTAGTCCAAGAACCAATTGTGGTACTGTTACATTAGGAGATAGTGGAGATTCTTTTGTTATTCCTTCTGGTGCAACAATTACAAACAATGGAACACAAACAGGATTTGGTAGAACAGGAACTGTAGACTGGCAGACAGGTTCAATTAAAACAACAGGATTTACAGCAGTAAGTGGAAATGGTTATTTTTGTAATACAGATGGTGGAGCATTTACAGCTACATTGCCAGCATCACCAAGTGCTGGAGACATAGTTGCTTTTGCAGATTATACAGGAAATTTTGCTAGTGATACTTTAACCATTGGTAGAAATAGTTCTAAAATAGAAGGTTTTGAACTAGATGCACAAATGATTATAAATAGAGAATCAAAAACTTTAGTGTATGTAGATTCAACACAAGGTTGGCTTCCAGTTAATGATAATGCTGATCCAATAGCAGAAATAAAATATATAGCCGCATCAGGTGGAAACACTACTGCCACTTGTGGTAATTTTAAAATTCATACTTTTACAGGTCCTGGAACTTTTACAGTTTCTTGTGCAGGTAATGCAGCAGGTTCAAACACAGTTTCTTATTTAGTAGTCGCTGGTGGTGGCGGTGGTGGTGGGAATGATGCCGTAGCTGGAGGAGGTGCAGGTGGTTTTAGAGAAGGTTTAGGTTTAAATGATTCTTATACAGGATCTCCATTAAGAGCACCAACAGGTGTACCCGTTACAGCAACAGGTTATCCTATAACAGTAGGCGGAGGAGGAGCAGGTCATCCTGCAAGTCCTAGTCCAGATTCTCGAGGAACTAGTGGAAATGATTCAATTTTTTCATCAATAACAGCTACAGCTGGCGGTGGTGGAGCAGGTGGTCCCGGTGCTGTTCCAATTTGTGTAGCTACTGGAAAACCCGGTGGATCTGGTGGTGGAGGTGGAGTAAGTAATCCAAACGCTCCTCCAGCTGGAAGACCTGGTGGAACAGGAAATACTCCTCCAGTAAGTCCTCCTCAAGGAAATAATGGTGGAAAAGGATCTTCAGATACAACTACTTATATGTTAGGTGGTGGAGGTGGTGGAGCAACAGCTGCGGCAGCAGACGTAGCACAACCCGCTCCTCCTAGCACACCTGGAGGTGTAGGTGGTGCTGGTGCAACAACAAGTATTAATGCTACTCCAACAGCTTACGCTGGCGGCGGTGGAGGTGGTGGACATAATGCAGGTCCTAGAGGACCAGGTGCTGGTGGAACTGGCGGAGGTGGTGCTGGTGGAAAACCAGGCGCTGCAGTAGCAGGAGGAACTAACACTGGTGGTGGCGGTGGCGGTGGTGGCGATCCAGGTATAGCGGGTGCGGCAGGTGGTTCAGGAATCGTAATAATAAGGTATAAATATCAATAATATTTATGTATTGTTTAACAATTAATTTTAAGATATAAGGAGAAACATTATGGCACACTTTGCAAAAATAGGAGCTAACAGTAAAGTTATATCAGTATTAACTTTAGATAATAAAGATATGCTGAACGCTGATGGCGTTGAAGATGAATCAGTAGGACAACAATATTTAGAGAGACATAATAATTGGCCTTCTCAAATGTGGATTCAAACATCCTACAATACCTACAATAACCAACACAAAAATGGCGGAACACCTTTAAGAGGTAATTACGCAGGTATAGGTTTTGAATGGGACGAAGATAATAATATCTTTTGGGCTAAAAAACCTTATTCTTCTTGGGTAAAAGATACTGCAACTGCAAGTTGGAAATCACCTATTGGTGATGCTCCTGCATTGACTGCAGAACAAACTTCACAAAACGAAGCCAATACTCATATGTGGGTTCATAATTGGAATGAAGCCGGACAGTCTTGGGACTTGACAGACCTCAAAGCATAAATTAAACAGGTATGTGGTATGCACAAGAAAGTATTATCTGAAATAGATTTACATTATGGCACAATAGATATGCCCAAAGGTTTTGAAATAAACCGAGACAAACTTCAATCAGATATTTTATCATCACAAATTAAAAATTCAGAGTTTCCATTTTCAAGAACATTAGATATGTTAAATACATATGTGCGAGAGCATATAAATTTAGAGCACGGTTTTACTTTAGTAAACAAAGAAACGTGGGGAAATGCTTATAAACCCAAAGAACTTTCAATTCCTTTATTAAATATTGATCCGGTAGATTTAAGAAATTCTCCGGATTATACTTTTCTTTATGGAGTAAATGTTAAAGATTGTAGTGTTAGAATACATTATGATCAAAACAGAAGAGCAGGAAGAAATTGGGACATCTCGTTAAAAAACAATAAATTTATAATGTTTCCCTCTACACAGATGTATTACATCACCAACAATCAAAAAGATTCTTTAAATTTTATTTTAACTACAACTCATGAATTTATATAATTATTTTTGGTATTTTAAATCTGCATTAACCCCAAGATTTTGTGATGAAGTTATTAAATATGCTTTATCTAAAGAGGAAGTAATGGCTAAAACGGGTGGTTATGGTGATAAAAAATTAAATAAAGAAGATGTTAAGAACCTCCAAAGAAAAAGAAAATCTGATTTAGTGTGGTTAAATGATACATGGATATATAAAGAATTACATCCTTTTGTTAATAGTGCAAATAGAAATGCTGGGTGGAATTTTCAATGGGACTTTTCTGAGTCTTGTCAGTTTACAAAATATAAACTTAATCAATATTACGATTGGCATAATGATCCTTGGGATAAACCTTATGATAGAAAAAATAAGAATGCCCCTGATCATGGAAAAGTTAGAAAACTATCTATGACTTGTCAATTAACAGATGGCTCCGAATATACAGGTGGAGAATTAGAATTTGATTTTAGAAACTATGATCCAAATATGAGAGATGAAAGTAAACATGTAAGACAAGTACCGGAAATATTACCTAAAGGCTCTATCGTAATATTTCCTTCACACCTATGGCATAGAGTCAAACCAGTAACGAGAGGAACTAGATATTCACTTGTCGTATGGCATTTAGGAAATCCATTTAAATAATATGAATATACAAAATTTTTTTGCAACTCCTATATGGACTGAAATAAAACCTGACTTTGTTAAATCTTTAAACAAAGCCTGCGATCCCTATATTAAAGAAATAAAAAAAATGAAAGAATCTAAAACATGGCTTAAAGAACATGGTGATTTTGGTAAAACCTGGCACTCAACACAATTACTAAGTGATACTCAGTTTATGGATTTTAGAAATTATGTTGGTCAAAAGTGTTGGGAGTTTTTAGATCACTCAGGATTTGATATGAGTAAGTATCAAACTTTCTTTGAACAAATGTGGGTCCAAGAATTTCCTAAAAAAGGCGGAGGTTATCATCCAGGGCATGTGCATTGGAACACTCATGTTAATGGTTTTTATTTTTTAAAAGCTAGTGAAAAAACTTCGGTACCTATTTTTTATGACCCACGAGCTGGGGCACGAACAACTAAATTACATATGAAACCAGACTTAAAAGGTGTATGGCCTGGAACGGAACTACTTCACTTTAAACCACAACCCGGAATGCTTATATTTTTTCCAGGATATGTAGAACACGAATTTTCTCTGGATTATGGCAAAGCTCCATTTAGATTTATTCATTTTAATATAACCGCAGTGTTAAAGGAGATGGCTAAAGATGTTTAAAAAGAAAAAGTATACAATCATTCGTCAAGCAATATCAAGAGATCTAGCAGCTTTTGTTGCAAACTATTTTAGTATGCAAAAACAAGTTTATGATACTTGTAGAAAAGCAAGATACCTTTCACCTTATGAAAATATTATAGGAAGCTATGAACTTGAGGGTGAACAGATTCCTAACACTTATTCTCAATACGCTAATATGGCGATGGAAACATTATTACTTAAATGTCAACCAGAAATGGAAAAGGTAACAGGACTCAAGTTATATCCAGCTTATACTTATGCAAGGATTTATAAAAAAGGCGATATTTTAAAAAGACACAAAGACAGATTTAGTTGTGAAATCTCAACTACTATGAATCTAGGAGGAGATGATTGGCCTATATATTTAGAGCCCGACTCTTCAAAAGGTGGTGTTAAAGAAGGTGTTGGATATGTGTCTGAGAACACTAAAGGCGTTCGAGTAGATTTAAAACCAGGAGATATGCTGGTCTATTCTGGTTGTGAGCTCGAACACTGGAGAGATAAATTTAAAGGTAAAGAATGTATTCAAGTTTTTCTACATTATAACAATCGTAAAACACCAGGAGCGAAGGATAATATGTTCGACAAACGTCCACATTTAGGTCTTCCTTCTTGGTTTAAACGATGATATAATTCTTTGATGGAGGCAGGGATCCACCACATACCCCCTGTCTCCTTCTAAGGATTATATTTTATGTTATTAGGATTTGGCGCATTTGCAGAATACCCCATTTCTTCGGCAGGACCGGAGAATAGTGTAACTCTTTCAGTTACTAAAAATGAACTAACAATTAGTATTGGAAATCCAGGTATTACAGCAGACTCCATTACAGAGATACCTACTCCAAACCCACTTACTTTAGGTTTTGGAAGTTTAACTCTTACTGGAGACTCTAATCTTACTGCAGTCAAAAATGAACTAGTCTTAGGCACAGGAACTGTTACAGTCAGTGCCGGCGCTACCATAACAGCTGTAAAGAACTCTCTTGTAATTTCAAGCGGAACTGTTACACTAACTGGAGACGCAAATGTCGATCCTACAGGAAGTACTTTAACGCTTGCTACAGGTACGGCACAAGCAATAACATGGAGTGAAATTATTCCAGGCGCAACTATGGTCTGGACACCAATAGACCCAGGAACATAATATTATGGCATCAACTTATTCAACAAACGCACAATTAGAACTCATAACAACTGGTGAAAAAGCCGGTTTATGGGGTACTATAACTAATACAAATTTACAAATTGTAGAACAAACTTCAACTGGAGTTTTAGATGTAGATCTAGCTTCAGGTAGTTCAACTCTTGTCTTAACAGATGGAGCAACTTCTACAGGAAAAAACATATACTTTAGACTTTATGGTACTTTAGCAGGTAATAGAACAGTTACTATGCCAGGTACTGCAGAAAGAGTTTGGATTATGAAAGATGACACTGTTAGAGGAACATCAAATAGAACTTTAGGGGTTTTAACTGCTTCTGGAACGGAACAACCTATTCCTCCAGGCGCTACTGTTTTATGTAAATCTAATGGCTCAGAAACAGTTGTAACTATTTTAGAAAAAGGATATGCAAGTATTACTAATTCTAATAGTCCTTACACTGCTGTTGCAGATGCACAGATTTTAGCAAATACCACTACATCAACTATTACAATTGCTTTACCTGCAGCTGCTTCTACAGGAGACGAAGTAACAATTATAGATTCATATGGTACTTTTCAATCTAACAACTTAACCGTAGACCGAAACGGCTTAAAAATTAATGGTGGAACTTCCAATTTAACCTTAAGCAATAACGGTCAATCCCTTACATTAGTCTATGTCGACGCTACTCGAGGGTGGGTATACAAGACTAATTATACTTCATAGGAGCTAACGAGATGGCTCTCTTTGAAATGCAGTTTCAACCGGGTGTCGATAAGCAGGACACTGCTGTCGGAGCTACGGATCGATGGGTTGATTCAGATAATGTTAGATGGAGATATAATCTTCCTGAAAAAGTAGGAGGATGGTCTTCTTTATTAACTGATACCATAGTAGGTGTTGCTAGAAGACAACACGCATTTGTAGACAATGATGGTAATAAATATGTAGCCATTGGTACCGATAAATTTTTACTTCTATATTTTGAGGGAACTCTTTACGATATAACTCCTTGGCGTTCTAATAATGCTGGAGCTCAAACTGAATTTACTGGATCAACATTAGCCACAAACAGTACTACAAATAAACAATGTACGATTACAACTGGCTCAAATCATGATTTAGAAGTAGGAGACATTATTGTTTTAGACAGTGTTACTCTACCTGGTGGTACGGGTTTAAATGCAACTGATTTTGAAGATAAAAAATTTCAAGTTTTATCTGTTCCAAGTTCTGTAACTTTTACTATTAATTCTTTAAACCAAGCGTCAGCTGTAGTCGCTACAGGGGGAAGTATGAAAGTACAACCTTATGCGACAGTGGGTCCAGCGGCTCAAACTTATGGTTATGGATTTGGGGTTGGTAATTATGGTGGAACAATTACTGGAGCTCAAACGAATACCTTAGATGGGGCTTTACTTGCAGATACAGCTGGTACAGGTGGATCAGGAACAAGTATTACTTTAGACTCAACTACTGGATTTACTTCAACCAATGGAAGTATTTTAGTTGATAGTGAGTTAATTAAATACACCGGTATTTCATCAAATGATTTGACAACAATTACTAGAGGAGCTTATGGAACAGCTGTTTCTGGTACAACTGGAAGTGCTCATAGTGATGGTGCAACAGTTTATGATGCAACAAACTATACTCAATGGGGAAATGCGGTTAATGCTTCAGACGTTACACTAGAACCAGGTCTCTGGTCTCTAAGTAACTGGGGTGAAGTTTTAGTTGCAACAATTGCCAATGGAAAAACTTTTACATGGAATTCAGGAATTAGTGGGTCAGCTAGATTTAGCAATAGAGCTTCTACTCTAACAAGTGGTTATGTAACCGCAATTAGTGGCACTGAAGGAAATCCTACAGCTAGTAGATTAACTTTAGTTTCTCCTACAACTCGACACTTAATTCATTTGGGAACTGAAACAACTATAGGAACAGATTCTACACAAGATGATCTGTTTATTAGGTTCTCGAATCAAGAAGCTATTAACACTTTTGCTCCACAAGCAGACAATACTGCAGGTACACAAAGACTTCAAGATGGCACAAGAATTATGGGAGCCATTAAAGGAAAAGAAAATATTTTAGTATGGACCGACAATGCACTTTATTCTATGAAATTTGTAGGCGGAAACTTTGTCTTTGGCTTTGAACAAGTGGGTACTAACTGTGGGTTAATTGGACAAAACGCTTGCTGTGAAATAGACGGGGTTGCCTACTGGATGGGAAACAATGGTTTCTTCTCTTTTGATGGTACCGTTAATTCCTTATCTTGTTCAGTAGAAGATTATGTTTACGGAGACTTTGATACTACAAAAGGTCAACAAGTGTATGCAGGTATCAGTAACTTATTTACAGAAGTAGTTTGGTATTACCCCTCTTCGGGCTCAACCTATAATGATAGGTATGTAGTATTTAATTATGGAGAAAGAACTCAATTACCAACCGGAGTTTGGTATACAGGAACTAATACTAATTCTATTAGAAGTACATGGATTGATTCAATTGTTTATCCTAAACCTTATGCAACTCAATTTAATAGTTCTGCAACAGGTACTTTTCCAAGTATTATTGGTGAAACAGGACTTGGCCAAACGGTTTATTTTGAACATGAGGTAGGAACAGATCAATTAAATCCTGATGGATCTACTACAGCCTTAACATCATTTCTACAATCTTATGACTTTGCTATTCAAACAGATAAAGGTATGGGAGAATATTTTTTATCGATGAGAAGATTCATTCCTGATTTTAAAACATTAACAGGAACAGCTAAGGTCACTGTGGGTTTAAAAAATTTTCCTTCCTCTTCATCAACAGATAGTACTTTAAGTCCTTTTAGTGTCCTACCTTCTTCTACACAATTTAATACTCGAGCTAGAGGAAGATATGCAAGTATTAAAATAGAAAATGAAAGCGCTGGGGAAGACTGGAGATACGGTACTTTTCAAGTAGATGTCCAAGCGGATGGGAGAAGATAATGGCTAAAATAGTAGTAAGATTACCAGAACCTAGAAGAGAATACACAGAAGATAACCAAAGACAAATTAATAGAGCTATTAGTTCTGTTATAGAACAACTTAATTCAACCTATCAACAACCTGAAAAGGATGATGCAGAAAGGATTAATTTCTTTTTAAGCTAATGGCAAACATATATAAAAACATTCAAAAATTATTAGACAGTACCAGTCCAACACAGGAAATGTATCTGGTTCCTGATGAAACAACTTCTATTGTAAAAACCATTAATTTATATAATAATCATGGAAGTAATCTAGATGTCACGGTTACCGTATATGATGCCTCTTCAAGCACCACTTTTGAGTATCAAAAAATAACAGTAGATGCGAGTAATAGTGTAGATTTACTAACCTTTAACAATGTGTTAGTATTAGAAGCGGGTGATAAAATTCAAATGCAAGCGAGTCAGGCTAATGCTATAACAATGACGGCCGCTGTGCTACAAACGAGCAGATCATAGGAGGATTATGCCATTTATAGAACAAGAAGCAAAGAGTGAATATAAAGAAATTGATGGTAAAAAAGTACATGTTATTACCCCTGAAGTAGAAATTACATTAACTAATACTGAAACAGGTACAGAATATATGTCAGACAAAGAAGCTGATGATGATGTCGATAACCCATCTACAGACACTAAAAGAGAGCATATTCGAAGAGATGTGCATATAAAAGTAGCTGCTCTTAAACTAGGAGCGGATACCGGTAAGGTATAAGATATTGACGATGAACAAAAAAACAAGTAAACTAATAAACTCAGGTGAAATGCCTGCGATTTTCATATATAATAACACAATAAGGAATTAGAAATTATGGGTGCTTGGTACGAAGATGTTTGGGATTATGCAAAAGAAAACGCCCTAGAACTTGCTAAAATAGGTGCTGGTGGCGCCAAAGCATATATAGATTACAAAGATCAAAAACGTAGAAACGAAATAGAAGAACAAGCTTATAGAGATTATTTAGCCAATGTTGAAGCAGCTGGTAGAGAGGCACAAGCGGCTGTCGACTTGAATCTTATGCCTATGGAAATACAAAATGTCCCAACTACTAAAGCTGATGTTTCAGATTTTACTGCGGTTGCAGCTAAAGGTGGTTTAATGAATTTACCTACAAGACAAAGAAAGAGATATGCAACAGGACCTCAAGAAATTGACGTAATGGAAATGGATGAAGAAGTAATTACTCCTGACTATTTAATGAAAGAAGAAGGAGTTCAGATTGGTCCTATGGCTTCAGGTAATTATACTCAAGAAGAAATAGAAGCATACGAAAATTATAAGTACGACATGGAAGAACAAAGACCTGGAATGCCTATAATGGAAATAGATGATTTCTTAAGATTTTATTATAATGCTAAAAATAAAAATAAAAATAAAATGATGGCTTCAAGTCCTGAAGACTTTATGACTGAAGAAGAAATGCAAGTTCCTAATGAAGAAATTATGGCTATGGCAGCTGCACAACAAGCAGCTCAAGGTGGTATTATTGGTTTAAGACACGGTGGAAGACCTGGGTATAACATGGGAGTGGGACCACTAGACATTGTTTATAATCCTGGTGTACAGATGACGAGGAACAAACAACAACGAGGACAACAAACTTCAGAGAAACCTGATTGGTTTCAAGATTTATATTTAAATAGAGAAGGTGGTGGTGGAAAAGATTTTATGGTTCCTGAAAAATATATAAACTTAATGCCTGGCGGTGATGAAAGAATTGATCAAATGAATATTGACGCTGCGGAACAAGAAACTTTTGAAAGAGGAGCAGGCACCAGATTAATGAATCACGCAATAGCAATATTAAGAAAAGCTAGCGACATAGATCCAGAATTAGGTAATCAAATTAATGAAGAATTTATTGCAATGGCTAATGATGAAAACTTTGATCCAGGAGATGCATACTACACTATAATAGAAAAATATGGTGAAATACTTGAAATGAAAAAAGGTGGTATAGCAGGACTTAAAAAAGGTGGCAGAGTTAAAAGAAATGTAGGAGGTATTATGGATCTAGGTGGTATGGAAAAAGACTACAGATTTACTGGTGGCTTTGTTCCAATTGGAGCTTATGAAAAAAAAGATGATGTCCCAGCAAGATTATCTAAAAACGAATTTGTAATGACAGCCGATGCAGTAAGAGCTGCAGGCGGTGGAAGTATTAATAAAGGTGCACAAAGAATGTACGACACAATGAAAAATTTAGAAGCAAGACCGGAAGCTAAAAGGATGACAGCATAATGGCACAACAATACGATCAAGCAGGTTTGTTACCTTCGGGTATTCTAGCTCCTTACGGACAGAATATTCTTAAATATGGTATCGGGCAACTAGGAACTCCTATTGACGTCGGTCAGATGACTGCAAAAGTTGCAGGTCCAACAGGCTTTCAACAAAAATCACAGCAACAATTGGCGGATATGTATGGCATGGGTGCCATTCAAAGAGATGCTACAGGAATGCTTACTGGTTTTACTGGTGGCACAGGGGTTGCAAGTTACCAGCCTTACTTAGATCAAATCTCTCAACAAAATTTATTAGATCCGTCTAAAGGTTATCAAGACTTCATGTCTCCTTATCAAAAGGAAATCATAGACACAACGATGCAAGAGTATGACATCCAAGCTGGAAGAGGAAGACAACAAATTAGAGACAACGCTTTTCAAGCAGGAGCTTTTGGTGGAGCTAGACAAGGTGTTGAAATGGCACAGTACCAATCAGAGTCTGACAGAAATAGAGCTGCAATGTTAGCAGGTCTAACAGGTCAAGGATATCAACAAGCATTAGATAGACAGCAACAACAACTAGCTGCTCTACAAAACATGGTTGGATTTGACGCTGGATTACAAGGACAAAAAATTGCCGGACTAGAAGCAGTTGGTGCACAAGCACAAGCATTAGAACAACAAAAATTAAATCAACTAGCAGCAGCTGGACAAACCGCTTACACATTACCAATGAACAGACTAACGGATGTAGCAAATATCTATGGTTCAATTGCAGGAGCAATGCCTGGATCACCAACACAGAAATTTACACCTAGTCCACTAGCGACAGGTATTGGTGGCTTTGCTAATTTGTATCAAACTATGGGAGGATTCCAAGGATTTAATCAGCCTGAACAAGGAACTGCCAACACAATGGGAATGGGCAGCACCCGAAAATATTTTAGTTAATAATTATGTATAATAGAATTTTAAAAAGACCAATGTTCAAGCGTGGAGGAATGGGATACTCGCATCAAGGAACTGGAATCACTTCAGGTTTAGATACACCTAGAAGAGGACTCGTACAGCATCCAGGTGGATATGCCGGAAAAACTCTAGAAGAATTGGCCGTTGAAAAGGAAGAAATCTTTGCACCTAAACCTTATGAAAATATTAATGAGATAATTGGATCTTTTGGGGTTTATGCCAATCCTTATAAAGAGGATGGTACAGCTATGACCACTGGTGAAATGGGATATAAACAAGCTCAAAACATCACAGCACTTAGAAAAGAAAGAGAAGATAAAAGACAATTAGCAGCTCTTTCTAATGTTGAAGCACAAGAAGCAGCGATTGCAAAAGCATTAGAAGAGGCAGAAGCTTTGAAAAGAACAAAAGCGAGTGTACGACCACTAGATGTGGATGCTAAAAAGCAACTTCTTGATGAAGCTAACCAAATGCTAAAACAAGCAAAAATAGATTATGCCGATAAAGTAAAATATCCTGATGGAATTCCTAAACATATACAAGCTGAGATTGATGCATTAAATACTTTAGCCCTAGGAAAAAATTATTATAGTATAGCAAGAGCTTCAGAATATGCTGCTTCAGTTTACTCTACAGAAGAAGTTTTAGAAAACATGACGGCAGATCAAATTAAAGCAGCAATTGATGCGTTGATAGCTAAATTAACTGGTAATAGATTTCAAATAGCTAGAGGTGGAAGAGTTGGTTTATATCAAGGTTCGACACCGTTGATGGCAGGAGATGCGGAACAAATTACTCAAACAGAAACAATGTCTCCAACCGGTGCCGTAGAAGCAAGTACTACTGAAATTGCTAACGATATATATCGCCCCAACGAAGGAACAGGTTTAGGATTAGGAGAAGGGGATGAAGCTTATCAACTATTACGTGCCAGACTTCCTCAAGAAATATCAGACGATATTGTAAGATTAATTGCTTATAATCCTTCTGCCTTTCAAGATTTTGCAACCATAGAGTCTCAAGAAGATGTGATTGCATTTAATAATAAATATGGAGTAGAATTAGTTATAGACGCTCCACAAGTCTAGGAGGACTAATGGCTGAAGAACAACTAAGTCTTTTAGAAAAAATTAGACAAGTTCCTTGGATTAAAGAAACAAGAGAAAAACATCAAAAGGCTCTCAAAAATTACAGAGAAAAAAAATTTAATGAACCTGCTGTTCTTGAAGAAGAATATGTTAAAAAAATAGATTTTTTACAGGGAAGAGATGCTGTTAGGACAGATCGTTTACTTCAAATTTTTAATAAAGATACCACTATTGTTAAAAAATATATTGATTCAATTATTGAGGGAAACCCCATAGATTTAACCGATTCAGACCTTATAAAAAAATATGCTCATCCGGATGATTTTGGAAAATGGTCCGACTGGAACTATTTAGGGGATGGAAGATATGATCTATTATATAGAAAGGATAGTAAAGACGGTAAAGAAGCTAATAGAAAAGTAAAAGAATCTTTTATTGGTCAAATTCAGATAGGTCCCGCAACTGGTTTACACAACGCGTATCAAGGAACGGCTGAACTTATTGCAGTGTTAGGAGATCTTACTGGACTTACCGATGATGCGTTAGGAAAATTAGAAAAAGTATTACCTGCCATTGACTTAGAAGAAGTTTATAGAGAAGGTGAAGGAGGATGGGCAAAATTTACCGGTCTCTTAGTTCAATATGGATTTGGTTATGGAGTTGCAACTACAATTGCTAAAAAAATACTTAACCAGGGAGCAAAGAAAAATTTAATTAAGAAAGGAATTACAAAAGCAAGAGACTTTAAATTAAAAGGATTTAATGTAGGGAACCATGGAGTTGACATTGCAAAGTATGGTGGTTATTACATATTACCCGCAGCCATTGCAGACATGGCGGTATCAGGGCAAGCTAATGTAACTATTGGAGATATATTTGCTAAAGAAGATGGAAACTGGATTCAAAAAAAATTAGTTAATGAAAGAACAGAAAGCTTAGAGGGACTAACAGGAAAAGCTAGAGCCGCTGCTATTTTAAGAAATAAAATAAAATTTGGTAAAGAAGGAACGGCTATTTTGGGAGGACTTACTTTATCTGGTAAGGCATTAAAAACATTGGCTTTTGGAAGTGGTAAGATATTTAGTTATGGAGTTGAACCTTTAGTAACCACACCTATTAAAATGTTAACTTTTGATGTAGCTAAGCAACCTTTTGCTATTACTAATCCGTGGTCAAGACTAAAAAAAATAGATCCTAAAACTGGATTACGAACAAAACCTGTTGCTGAAGTTGTAAAAATAGGTGGTGTAGAGTTTAAAATGCCTATGTTTGAATGGCAAAAAAAATTAGCTACAAGAACAAAAACACAAAACTTAGAAGGTGCTACCAAAAACATAGCAAGACTTAAAAACGTAGCTAAAGATTTAACCTCTCTTCCGGGTTGGTTTAGAGTGATGAACCAATCATTGAAAAAAGCACTAACTAAAACAGGAGTTCCTAAATTTGAGTTATGGAAATTTTCTGATTTTGCTTCTTCTGGAGGGATAACTTCTTGGCGAGGATTTGGAAGAGCATTTGAAGCAGTCTATTCTAGATTTATGTCTAACTTTAAGTTTGATAAACCTAGTGCAGAAGCAATTCGATCGATTGAAAATAAAGTTAGAACCGCAGGTAAACTTGTGGATGGGCACATGAGAAATTTAGACAGACTAATGTATAAAATGGTAGATGCAAGTTTTGCTAGTATGGCTTTTAAAACATCAACTTCAGTAAGAGCATTAAGTAAATGGGCAGATGTATTGCAATTTATGAGAACAGCCGGCAAACCAGGCACACGACAATATGATGATGCTTTAAGACTATTGCCTAAAGAATTAAGATTTGATGCACAAGCTATAAGAAGAATAATCGATCAGCAAAGTGCAGATCTTCTTCCATTAATTAAAGATTCATCATCGGGGTTAACTAAAACAATTATTGATAATATGGGAAAATATCTTCATACAAGTTATGAGATATTTAGAAACACCAATTATCGTCCTAAAAAAATAGACTTTGATAACGCGGTAAGATTTTTCATAAGGGAAAAAATGAAACTTATTCCTAAGTTTAAAAACATAAAAGGAAAAGACACATTAGATAATGCTTTTGAAAAACTAGGTAAAGTTGAACAAGACAGATTAATTTCTATGGCTACACAAGATGTCAACCAAATATTAAAGGTGGGTATTACAGAAGGATCTACGGCTATAAAAAGATTACAGTCGGTAGGACAGGCAGCTAATTTACCAGGCAGCATTTTTAAAAACATAAAAAATGTTCCTGATGAGGTAGCTTCATTATTAGGAAAAGTAAACGACCCTAAAAGTATTATTCTAGATACAGTTATGGAACAGGCCCATACTCTCCATGCATATAATGCTTATAAAGACCTAACTAAATATGGTCTGGGTAAATGGTTGTTTAGAAATGTAGACGAATATCAAAAATGGGCAGCGGATAGAGGTATTAGAGCACCTAGAGCCATAGAACCAGTAGATCTTAAATCAAACTACAATGTAGACTTAGGAAATATTTTTAGAAATGCAGACGGATCACCAATGTATGCTTTACCAGAAATGGCTAAAGCCATAACAGATACAAATGTTTTAATGGATGTATTTTTAAAAATTCCTTTCTTTAAAAGCGCGTTGGCCGTGAAGGCTACAGTTCAAATGAACAAAACCGTTTTATCTGTAATGACTCAAATGAGAAACATAACAACAGCTGCTGCCTTTGCTTTATCCAATGGGCATATGGGAACAGGTGCTTCCGTCGCTGACAATTTTGAAATGTTATTTAAAGAGATGTTAGGAAAAACACAAGATCCAAAAGCTTTAAGAGAACTATTAGAAGAAGCAATGGAAGCTGGCGCATTAGATTCTTCGACAATTGCTAGAGAACTAGAAGCATTAATTCCTGAAATTATGGGGGGAACAAGTAAGTCTCTTGACGTAGGCGAAATAGGAAAAGGGGTTCTTAAAAAAGGATTTGATTTTTCTGATAAAACCTCTGACCAGGTTTTCAAATGGATGTTTACCAATCAAGGAGCAGCCGGAAAGGTAGTTCAAAAAGCAATTGAAGCCTATCAATTAGGGGATAACATCTGGAAATTATTTGGTTATCAATTTACTAAGTCCCAATTAAAACCGGCCTTTAGAAGTTTAGATGATGTTAAAAAATACTTTGACGAAGTAGAAGGGTATAAATGGAATCCCTTAAAAGCGGGAAGCACTGAAGCGGGAACAGGTGGAAGAAATTTAAAAACACTAGACGACGCTATAAAAGAAGTAGCTGGTATCCAAGTCAGACAAATGTACCCTAACTATTCCATGGTACCTAGAGTCGTAGAAAATATAAGAAAGATTCCTATAATGGGTAACTTTGTGGGTTTCACTTCTGAAATGTGGAGAAACTCTTTTCAAATATTACTAAGAGGAAACAAAGAACTTATGTCTAGCAACCCATATATTAGACAAATGGGAGCAAGAAGATTACTAGGTTTTAGTACCACTGCTTTAACATTAGGACCAACCTTATACAGCACAGCATTATACATGACAGGAATGGATGGTCGAATGATAGAGGACTGGAAAAAAAGATTTGCTCCAGAATTTATGAAGTATCATACTATTATTCCTACAAGTTGGGATGAAAAATTAAAAATTTGGTACGCATATGATTTTGACACGATGTATCCTTATGCAGATATTCAAACACCTTTTAAAGTGTTTTCTGGAGTGGTGGCAGAAGGGCCTAATGCAGATCAAAACATGCTCAACGTGTATGCAAACGCTTTAGCCAAATCTATTTATAAAAGTGTAGAACCTTTTGTTTCTCCTTCAATTGCATGGCAAACTTTCTTAGATATTAAGCCAGATAAAAATGGAATTTCAAAAAATAGATATGGTTCAACTATTATAGACTGGAACAATGATGAGAACCCATGGTTAAAGGCAATGACTTATGTTTATGATAAAGCCCTTCCAACAACTCTTCAAAACATTGAGAATATTGTTAAAGCATTTAATGGACAAGTTACAAAACACTCAGTGGAAATGGATCCTCTATTAGAGGTATCTAAAACAATGACTGGTGTAAGTATATTTAAAGTAGATCCTATAGCAAACTTTAAATTTAAAATTGGTAATGCTATGGGCGGAGTGGCTCAGGCCAATAAAAGATTTAAAAGCCTAGCTATTAATGCTGAAACTTTAAGACAAGATAAAAACTTACTGCTGGCTGGTTATACTTCAGAGCATGTTCCTAAGCTCTTTGAAAAAAATCAGCAGAACACTTACCGAGAATGGTCTAAAGCATATGAAGATATTCAAGCTATGAGAAATTTAAATTACACCGAGCAACAAATTAAAGATGCTTTAACACATAGAGGAAGTTTTTCTAAAGACGATGTTAAACGTTTAATGTTAGGGGTTTTTGTATCAAATAGTGTCCCTAAATTTGATGAAGGAACCTTTAAAGTAATAGTCGACGAGTTTAATAGAAAAAATAATACAGGTTTTTCTGTTTCTGATTTTTTAAATAAAAAACAATTAAAAGAAATTGAAAACACTTGGAATGGTATACCGTTAGGATTGAATGAAGCTGATAGACTTGAAGGACTGAAACTGCCAAAAGATTTAAGAATACTATTCTATCAGAAAAAATTAGCAGAACAGATAGAAAAGAAACAATTAGAAGTTGAGCAGGATATAGAGAGAAAACAAGAACTTATTAAGAAAAAACAAGAACAAAAAGAAAAGAGACAAAATAACGAAGGTGTTATACTACCATACTTTGGCAAAGCACCTTCCATCAAGCCTAACGTACCAATACGAACAGCAGCAGTATCAGAAGAGGTAGTTAAAACTGCAGCATTACCTGGTAATATTAATGAAAATACTGGGTTGACAAGGATAGAAGAGGCGTTATTGTCTAACGAAGAAAAAGCAATGCGTCTAAGACAAAAGGGAAGGACTGCTTAATGGCAAAAGATAATGCATTACAACGAATTGATTCTCATGAAAAACTTTGCAGGATTATGCAAAAACAAACTCATGATAAAATTCTTAAATTAGAACACCAAATTAATAGGGTAGAAAGTATCTTATTAGTATCTGTTGGTACGTTGATATCTGGTATGGCTTATGTTATATTTGCTTTAATCTCACACTAAAAAATTTTTTATGCAACTATCAAAACACTTTAAACTCGAAGAGTTTACAAAATCAATGACGGCAACTCGTAAGGGGATTGATAATAATCCTGGAGCGGGAGACATTAAAAATTTGGAGAACGTATGTTATGAAATTTTGGAACCGGTTCGTGCGCACTTTGATAAACCCATTACTATTACCTCTGGCTACAGGTCCGAGGCGCTTTGTGAAGCGATCGGTAGCAAAAAAACGTCGCAACATGCAAAGGGCCAGGCGGTTGACTTCGAAATAGCAGGTGTTCCAAACATTAAGACGGCTTACTGGCTGTCTAATAACGTGGATTTTGACCAGCTGATCCTCGAGTTCTACAAAAAAGATGATCCAGCAGGTGGCTGGGTTCACGTCTCGTACAATGAAAAGGGTGCTAACAGAAAACAGATTCTCACTTTCGATGGCAAACATTACGAAAACGGTTTACCGGACATGAAGTGGAAAGACGGCAAAGTCGTAGAATAAAAAATCCTAGCGCGCTACGCATACGAGTCCTACATTTTCTGAGATTAAATCCAGTCTTTTAGTTCTTCACCCATTATTTCAGTAGCTATATTAATCTTCTTTCTTAAAGCTTTTACAATTCTCTCATCAACCGTATCTTCACATATAATGTCTATATAGGTCATAGGTTTTTCTTGTCCTATTCGGTCAATTCTTGCTTCGGACTGTTGACGCTTCTCTAGGTCATATCCGTTAGAATAGTAAATCATGGTGCTAGCAGCCGTCAATGTAAGGCCATAGCCGCCCGTAGAGGGGGTTCCAACCAAAAACCGGCACTTAGGGTCGGACTGAAATTTTTTGATATTATCTTGTCTTTCTTCATTAGGTGTTTTACCATAATAGTCCACAACAGCCTCCTCACCATAATCTTTCTTAATGGCATCTAAAATCGTTTGAACATCATATTGGTAATGGGCCCATATAATGGCTTTGCCTTCTACTTCCTCTAATAACTCACTTAACTCATTTAGTCTATTGTTCTTAACTGTTTGAGTTGAGCCATCATTAGCCTTAAAATGACCACATGTAATTTGATGTAATCTCATTAATTGAGATAATGCATTAGCGGTTGTTAATAACTTTCCGTTTAACTGGGCCAATGCCATTTCTTTCATTTGCTTATAAACTTTCTCTTGTTCAGCACTTAATGTAATAACCCTTTTCATAAAAGTCTTTTTAGGTAGGTCTAAACAATCATCTTTTAAAACTCGATATGAAAATGGTTTAAGCTTATCTGACAATTCTCCTAAATTCTTATAACCTACTACTATCTCTACTGATCTCCCATTAAAGTTTGCTTTACGCATAACAGCGTATCTAGTTCTAAAGGTATAATAAGAAGAATGATCTAATAAATACTCATCTAAAAATTCACATTGTTTATATAGGTCTAAGGGAGATTTTGTTACAGGAGAACCAGTCATAATCCTACGATACTTGGCATACTTACCTAACGATACTATATTCTTGGTTCTTTTAGCTCCCGGGTTTTTAATAGTTGTAGATTCATCAATAACCATAAATGTATTATGTGAATTTAAAAATCTTGCCGCAAAATCGACACCTTTCTTGGTGCTAAAGGCTTCAACATTCATAACTAAAATGTGAAAGTCATGACCAGTTTCAAATAAAGTGTCTAATAGTTTTTGTTGTTTCTGATTAATTGTAGCCTGCCATAAAACCGTTTTAGGTTTTATATGCGTAGCTAAATGTTCAGGAATTTCCTGGGAATACCAGTTTTTGTATACTCCTTTAGGGGCTATAATTAAGGCACCATTAATTTTGCCATTATCATAAAGCATAGCCATATTATCAATGGCAACCTTGGTCTTACCAGTTCCCATTTCCATAAAGTACGCAAATACTTTTTTATTCCATGATTTTTCCAACGCAGTAATTTGATGTGCGTAGGGCTTAGTCTTAAATTTATAGTTCATAATTTTTCTACTTTCTAGTTGACAATATAAACATTCAATACTATATTGTCAAGCATGAAAGACAAAGCGGTAGTATATGTAATACAAGAAATACCAGGCACTCGAGAGGGTAGGCCTAAAATTAACATTATGGGGGCTCAGAAATTTGGTGATATTAAAGTATTACTAAAAGAAGACTCTCAAATAATTTTTAGCCCTGGTCCTATAATTTTTTCTTTAAGACAAAAGTTAAAAAATTTTAAAGAAGAGGACTATTTACTTTTAACAGGTGATCCTGCTATTATTGGTGTTGCGTGTTCTGTTGTCTCCGATATAACAAGTGGAAAATATAATTTGTTAAAATGGGATCGACAAGAAAGAATGTACTATCCAATTAAAATCAATCTATATGAGAAAGGAGAAATTGATGAGTAATGAAAACTTACACGAACAGTTCGTTGAGGATGCACCTCAACAAGTTAATGAACTAGAAAATGTTAGAAGTCTTTCTAACTACGTAATTGATCTTCAAAAATTAGAAGAAGAAATAGCTAAAGAAGAAACTCTTTTAAAACAAAAGAAAGAGCGAGCAGATAAAATCTCTTCAGAAGTTATTCCTGAGATTATGGAATCAATGAAATTAAAAACTCTTAAGCTTCAAGATGGTTCTGCCATAGAAGTGAAAGAAGTTTATAGCGCAACAATTCCTGTAGCAAACAGGGAAGGCGCTTACCAATGGCTTCGAGATAACGACCTAGGTGATCTTATTAAAAATGAGATTACTGTTTCCTTTGGTCGTGGCGAAGACGACAAGGCGAGTGAATACACTAGCCTTGCAGAGAGTAAAGGATATCAACCTTCACAAAAACTGAAAGTTGAGCCTATGACTCTTAAAGCACTGTACAGAGAGCGAGTTGAAGCAAAGCAAGACTTGCCTTCTGAACATTTTAATCTGTTTAAGGGAAACAAAACAAAAATAACAAGGAGCAAATAACATGTCACAAGAGACAAGCGACTTAACAGTCAAAAAAGAAGGTAACTTACCAGCGGAATTGAATTTCGTTCAAGATGCTGGCGCAGGACTTGAGAATATAGATAAAGGCGATTTGGCTTTACCATTTCTTAAGTTATTACAATCTGGTTCGGATGAGACTAAAAAGAAACATGCGAACTATGTTGAAGGAGCAGAAGCTGGAATGTTTTATAATACAGTCACTAAAAGATTGTATAGTGGAGAAAAAGGAATAGAAGTTATTCCTGTTTTCTATAAATTAACATATCCAGAGTGGGCACCTTTTGAGAGAAGAGAAGGTAGACCAGTTAGCCCTGATAGAGGTCCAGAAATTTTAGCTAAAACTAAAAAGAACTCTTCAGGAAAAGATTGTTTAGATAATGGAAATGAAATTATCAAAACAGCTAATCATTTTGTAATTATCAATGGAGAGAAACCAGAAAAAGCCTTAATGGCTATGAAATCTACTCAGTTAAAAGTGAGTAGAGGTTGGAACTCATTGATGCAAGATCAATTTGAAACTGATCCTAAAACAAATAAAAATGTACCTGCACCCATGTTTTCAAGAATTTATAAATTAAATTCTGTTGAAAACTCTGGAAGTTTTACTTGGCACGGATACAGAGTATCTTTGGCAAGAAAAGTGGATAACGCATCGCTATATCAAATGGCGAAAGAATTCCATGGTTCGTTAAAGAACAGTAACGCTGCAGCAGAAACAAACGAAGAATCTAATTACTAAGATTCCTCTTTGGAGGATAGGGGCAGCTAAGCGAGAGTGGATCTGCCCCGACCCGGGATCATTATGGAAAAAGAATTTATAGAATTATTTAAAGGATATGAAGGTGATTTTGGCATGGCGGACATGTCAAAGACAGAACTAGACTCAGAAAAAAATAAAATAAAACCTAATTACGAATGGGCAGGTAGACCTGTCACATTAGCAGATTATCAGAATCATTTACAAGGAAAAAAATCTATTGGCATTCAACCATGCAGAATAGATAAAACTGCACAATTTGGATGCATAGATGTAGATCCACCAGACTATGGGTCCTTTAAAGTTGAACATTATTTAGCATTATTTCAACAATACAAACTACCATTAGTTCCCATACTTTCTAAAAGTGGCGGACTGCATTGTTATATATTTTTAAAGGAGGCTATCCCGACAGTAGATTTGATAGAAGCATTAAAAGCTTTTCTACTACCACTAGGACTAAAACCAACTACTGAGGTTTTTCCTAAACAGAAAGAACTACAGAAAGATGATAAAGGAGACATTAAACCAGGAAACTTCATTAACCTACCTTACTATAACAACGGACAGTCTAATCGATACGCTATAGATAAGAATAATTCTAAACTATCGGTAGAACAATTTATAAAATTTGCTAACGAATCTAAAGTAGATAAAGAAACTTTAGATAAACTCGTAGAAGAAACCCACAGAAATATATTACTAGGAACTAATCCAGAATTTGATGATGGACCACCATGTCTAGCATTATGTTCAAAATCTAAGTTAGACGATGGCAGAGATCGATTTATGTACAATTATATGGTCTTTGCTAAAAAGAAATACAAAGATAAATGGCCTGACCAGGTATCAGCAGCTAATTATAGTTATTTAACTCACCCTTGGGATAAAGCAAAACTAGATTCAAAAATTAAAGCATGGAAAGGTGAGACAGCTGGTCATACTTGTTATGAAGATCCTATTAAAGATAAATGTATGCGTAGTCTTTGTTATAAAAGACCGTTCGGTGTTAAATCAGATAGTATTTCTGTGTTCCCTGAGATTCAAGATTTTGAAATGATAGCTTATGCCGAACCTGAATACAGATTTAATGTGATTATGCCTAATGATGACAAGATTCAAGTCATCATAAGTAATACAAAACTAATGACAACACAGAAAGAAGTTTTAAATCTAGTCTGGCAACAGACTGGAGTTTATTTTGAACCATTAAAACCAAAAGATTTTAGAGCTAAATTAAATGAGTGGCGTAAGAACGGACAAAAGATTACACCTCCTAAAGGAACTCAAATTGAAGACAGATTAGAGGAAGAGTTATATCAATACTGTGTGAATGGCCCTCAAGCACAAGAGAGAAGACAAATACATAATGGATCTTGCTTTACTGAAGAAGGATTCCACTACTTTAGATTTACTTCTTTTATTGAACACCTAGGAAATGGATGGAAGATTCCTGAAGAAAAAATTGCACAGAAATTAAAAGATAGATGTAATGTAGAATTTGATCATTCTTTAAATGTAGATGGTAAGACATTAAAAGTTTGTAAACTACCACAATTACATACACCACAAATAGAACACAAACCAATCGAACGAAAAGGAGCTAACTATTAATGAGATATAAAGTAGTAGGACCACCAGGCACAGGAAAGACCAGAAGACTATTAAATGAAGTACACAAGTACGTTAAGAATGGTACCCCACATGACAGAATAGGTTACTTTGCATTTACTCGTAAAGCTGCAGGAGAAGCAAGAGATAGATTTTTAGCAAAGAATCCAGACCTTACTAAAAAAGATATAAGATATTTTCAAACACTTCACTCATTAGCCTTTAATAATCTGGGTCTTAAAGAAGAAAATGTAATGCAAGAAGGAAATTATAAAGCAATTGGAGAAACTTCTGGTATTCAAATTAAATATGCTTCCTATGAAACCAATAACTTTAATGGAATCTTCTCTTCTAGTAGTGAGTATTTAAGTCTTATTAACCTAGCAAGAGTGAGACAAATCACGGCTGAACAACAATTTAATCGTAATGAACATCTAAGTTGGATAAGTAAAAATAAATTAATTGGAATAGAAAAAGAAATTAATAGCTATAAAGAGTTTTATAAATTGATTGACTTTACAGATATGATTCAACAATTTTTAGACAGAGGAACCACCCCAAAGTTTAAAGTTATTTTTGTAGATGAGGCTCAGGATCTATCACTAATTCAATGGGCTATGATAAAAAAAATTGAAGAAGACACCAATTGTGATGTTTGGATTGCAGGAGACGATGATCAAGCCATCTTCGGCTGGGCTGGCGCAGATGTAGATTCATTTATTAAATGGGAAGCACGAGAAATTTTACTAGATAAATCTGAAAGAGTTCCTCCTATTATTCAACAGAAAGCATTAGATATTATTTCACGAATATATATTAATAGAATTGCTAAGGATTATTTACCTAAAAATGCAATAGGGAATATATACGAACGTTTTAATATAAATGGAATTGATATGAGTGAAGGTGATTGGCTTATTTTAGCCAGAACTAATTCTCTTTTAAAAAAAATTCCAGCATACTTAAAAAGAAAAGGTTACTTTTTTAATACTAATCAAGGGAATAGTATAGGAAAAACTTTATACGAAGACATTCAAACTTGGAATGAATTTAAACAAGGCCTAATTCCTCCCGATATAAAAAGACAGAGGCTAGAAGAAGTAACAGGAGAAACAAATTTTAATATTAATTTAAGTTGGGAAACAGCATTTAAAAATATTCCACTTTCTAAACGAGAATACATGAAAGCGATGATTAGCAATGGAGAAAATTTATTAAAGCCGCCAAGAATAAAAGTTTCAACAATTCATGGAGCTAAAGGTGGAGAAGCACACAATGTAATTTTATATTTAAATCAAACGGCGAATACTATCAAAGGTGCAAAGAAATCGCAAGCAAAACAAGAAGAAGAATTTAGAGTGTGGTATGTCGGTGTAACTAGAACAATTGAAAATTTATTTTTAATAAAATCTAAAAATAAATTAAAGGAATTCAAACTATGAAAAATCCATATGATAAACAAATTGGCGGATCACATTATCAAAAATTTAAAATTCAGCCAAGTAAATTTGTAATTGAAAATGAGTTGCTTTATCCTGAAGGATGCGCTATAAAATATATCTTGAGACACAGATTGAAAGGAAAAAAGCAAGATCTAGAAAAAGCAATTCACTTTATTGAAATGATTATTGAAAGAGACTACAAAGATTTTTTAGAAGAAGCTGAAAAAGAAAAAAAAGAATTAGAAGAATCTTATAAAGAATCTAAGCGCCAAGCCGAAGAACGCAAATCAAAAAACTCATGGGGGATAGTAAAAAATGTTCGAAGCACAGACTGAATGGGTTAAGCCCGATGAATTTCCAGATTTAAGACAAGCAGATACAATTGCAATAGATTTAGAAACACATGACCCGGATTTAAAATCAATGGGCTCTGGTTCTGTAGTTGGTAAAGGTAAAGTTGTAGGAATCGCTGTAGCTGTCGATGGCTACTCAGGCTACTTTCCCTTTGATCATGAAGGAGGAGGTAACCTTGAAAAAAGTAAGGTAATTCAATGGTTTACAGACATTTGTGAATCTCCTTCGGATAAAGTTTTTCATAACGCAATGTACGATGTTTGTTGGATTCGAAAAATGGGAATTAAAATAAATGGAAATATTTATGACACCATGATTGCAGCGTCACTCGTAAATGAAAATAGATTTAGATATGATCTTAATAGTTTAGGTTGGGACTATGTTGGTAAAGGTAAAAACGAAACAGAATTAAGAGCTGCAGCTAATGAATGGGGAGTGGATCCCAAAGCAGATATGTGGAAGTTACCATCAATGTATGTAGGAAGTTATGCAGAACGTGATGCAGAATTAACTTTATCTTTATGGAAAGTCTTGCAGAAAGAATTAAGCGACCAGGATCTAGGAGCTATTTTTGAATTGGAAACTGATCTGTTTCCTTGTCTGGTTGACATGCGATTTCTTGGGGTGAAAGTTGACGTGAGCAAAGCTCATGAACTGAAGCGACAGCTAACATTACAAGAAGAAATGTTACTCCACAAAATAAAAAAAGACACAGGAATAGACACTCAAATATGGGCAGCAAGATCGATTGCCAAAGTTTTTGAAAAATTAAATTTACCTTTCGAACGAACTGCGAAAACTCAAGCTCCATCATTTACAAAAAATTTCCTTTCCTCTCATGAACATCCTTTAGTTAAGATGATAGCAGAAGCAAGAGAAGTAAACAAGGCCCATACTACATTTATTGATACTATTATTAGATATGAACATTGTGGCAGAATCCATGCAGATATAAATCAAATTAGATCTGACAATGGAGGAACAGTAACAGGAAGATTTTCATATTCTAACCCAAATTTACAACAAATTCCCGCTCGTAACAAAGACTTAGGTCCTTTGATTCGATCCCTCTTTCTTCCAGAATCAGGTTGCGAGTGGGGATGCTTTGACTACAATCAACAAGAACCAAGATTAGTGGTTCACTACGCATCCCTTGATCAAGACGCAAGCGTCTTTAATGTACAAAACGCCTATAAGGAGGGCGACGCAGACTTCCATACTATTGTTGCGAAGATGGCGGACATTCCAAGAACTCAAGCTAAAACAATTAACCTCGGATTATTTTATGGAATGGGTAAAGCAAAACTTCAAGCAGAGCTTGGAGTAAGTAAAGAAAAAGCAGAAGAACTTTTTTCTATTTATCATAGTCGAGTTCCTTTTGTTAAAACTTTAATGAAAGGAGTTTCTAATAGAGCACAACAACGTGGTCAGATAAGAACTTTACTTGGTAGACTTTGTCGTTTCCATTTATGGGAACCAAATAGTTTTGGTATGCATAAGGCCTTACCATTTGAACAAGCAGTTCAAGAGCATGGACCAGGTATACGAAGAGCCTACACATACAAAGCTTTAAATAAATTAATTCAAGGATCCGCTGCAGATATGACTAAAAAATCTATGCTAGAGCTATATAAAGAAGGAATTATTCCTCATATACAAATACACGATGAACTGGATATTTCTGTAGAAAGTGATAAACAAGCTAAACGTATAACTGAAATTATGGAATCAGCAGTTGACTTGGAGATACCTAACAAGGTAGACTATGAATCCGGTAAAAACTGGGGTGACATACATTAAGGAGATAATTATGGAAAAAGTGAAACAACTTTGGACAATGGCACAAGCACATCCAAAAGTAGCTATTGCAGTTGCAGTAGTTATTGTTGCCATATATTTTTTAGTAAGCTAGAAACTATATGACCTATGGCCTATTTGAATGCAAATATTCCTGTAACTTATGCACAGATCAGGAGAGAATATCTCTACGATCTTAAAGCTCATCATGGAGAAGTTGAAGACTGCATTATATTTGGCCTGGCATCGATTACAGGGCGTCCTATACTCTTTCATGCAATTATGGAAAACGGTGCTGTATTTTACCGTTTGCCAATATCTGCGTTCATTCAAAGAGGTTTTGATGTCAAAGAAGTACCTAGGATGCGACTTGACGAGCTGGAGCTTTGGAATTGTTTTAGTTATTATCCTGCTATTACTTCTTTTGATATCCTAGACGGACAATCAGGAAAATATTTTGGCAAAGATAAAAAAACACATGCAGGTGCATATCTTTTTACTGTTGACTGGGCACACCCAGAGAGTAATATAGTAGATACAGATCATTCTGAAATTTCGCACGAACATAAATGCGCACACATTCTCGCTCTAGAGGATGGAAATTATGCAGCACAACCTAACAATCGGATTATTTGGGACATTCCTTCTTTTACTGTTAAGGATAATATCCCGGATTGGAAGGTACAAACTTCGGAATGGAATGTTGAAGACACGCGTAAATGGAGAACCGAAGACACGGACAACTTCTTTTACGAAATTGAGGAGAAAAAAGATGTTTAAAATTATTTTTTGGCCATTTAAAAAAATTTTAGCTTGGCTGGGAAGTGGATTACCATCGGGAAAAAAAGAAACAGTTGAACCTGTAATATTAAAACCTGAACCTATTAGATGCTATACACATAACAGATATAAAAAATCATGTCCTATTTGTGTTGCAGCGGCGGGGAATAGTTAAATGACTGAACGTTGGTGTAAAAAATGTAATAAGATGTGTCACTGCCCAAATGCAGAAGGTGAATGTATCAACTGTGATTGTAATAGTAGAGCAGAAGATAAAAGTTTTGAAAACGAAGGTGGTCTAGTAATAGATGATACCGGTGAATGTGAGAGCTGCCAATGATGGAAAAAATTTTAACGATGTTGGTTGGACTCCTAATTGCATTAGGAGGCTGGAGTCTATCTAGAACTTTTGAACTGTCAACTATTCAAGCAGTACAAATGGACAAGGTACAAAAATTAGAAAGATATGTGGAAAAATTACAAGATCAAATGGATGAGATGCAGGACTCTGATAAAGAAATCATGGACCAGCACGAAAAACTATTTAAAAAATTAGAACAAGGCGACACAGGATATAGTTATAACTAATGAGTAAACCTCTCAAAATTTCTGAAGAAGCAGCCGTGCAAATGCCTATGAAAACGGTAGCCTCGTTGATCTGTATGGTCGCGATTGGAACCTGGGCATATTTCGGTATCATTGAGACGCAAAACAAAATTCAAACTACAGTAGAGTTAATGCAAAAAGATTTAGTAGAGAATACAGATTTTAGAATCAAATGGCCGCGGGGCCAACTTGGTTCGCTTCCCGCAGATAGCGAACAATTTATGATGATTGAAGATCTTTATAAGACTGTAGATAAATTAAGTGAACACATTGAGTCTATGGCTTTAAACAAGGTCAACATAGAATTTTTAACAAAACAGATGGATAAAGTTTTAAATGATATTGAAAAATTAAAAGACGCATCTAGAGAGATGAAATACACTAACGGAAATGGAGGTCATCAATGATCGAAACAGTGGTCGCCCTTCTTATGTTCGTAGGGGCAGAAATTAAGGAACACAGAATACAGCCGGAGGGAATGGCACAATGTTTACGCGGCAAGCGTACGGCAGAACGTCAATACCAGCCAAACGTGCAGTATAAATGCATAAAGTCTAAGGCAGAATTAGAAAAAAATATTGATGGTTCTATAACTATTAAAAAGTTAATCCTTGAATAAGAAAGCATACGCATTTTTTCTAAAGAAAAATAGACCTAGAAACAGAGTAGCTCAAGAATTAAGTGATGGACGTTATCACCAGCGTGTGGTAAAAGATAAAACCAAATACTCAAGGAAGGAAAAACATGGTCAAACCGATCGACATAACTGGGACAGTAATAGTTCCTAAACCAGCCCCACATCAAGATAAGTTAAAATCTTTTTTTATTGGGCACGTAGACTCAGACATTATTGAGCCTATGACTGAGGTTGAAGCAGACCCTAAGAACCAAATCAAACAACCTCATTTAGATACATCTAAGATTAAAAACACTGAATGGAAGGATCTCTACTAATGTCTAAAGATAAAAAAGGTAGACGTTGGGATGGAAGATCAAGAATATCAACACAACAATATAAGGATAACTACGATGAAATTTTTAAAAAAAATAAAAAAAATAAAAAAAGTAGTAATAACACACCTACGGAACCTGGTGTCAGCACTAATATTCAGCTTAACGCGGAAATAGTTAATGGGACCTGCCCCCACTGTTCGCATCCCACAGTATTAGTCTGTTTATGGACCAACTCTATTTATAGATGCATGACTTGTGGCCATGATGTTGAACAAAAAGTAAATGGAAAAATTTCCTACATTCCACATGTCGTGGATAAAGATAAATTTAAATACGCTATGAAGGTAGATACCAATGGCTAAAGCACCCAAATGGGGTGTGAATACCTACCGTAAACAAACAAAACGTAAGATTGGACGTCATAAAAAAAACATGAACAAGTCTGAAAAACGTAGTTTTAAACCCAATGTGGGTCAAGGGAGATAAAGACTCTCTGCCTCTTAAGAATAAAGAGGCAGAAAGAAGAAGGTGTGAATATAATGTGACATTTATATCACGCTAACTTCAAAGTCAAGTCCTGACTTCAGGTTTAGGTTTGGGAAGTATTATATTTTCTTCTAAACAATAAAACTTGATGATAGTACCATATTTATTCACCTCTTTAGACCCTATTTCTTTGGCTTTCTTAATAGCTTCCTCATATCCTGCTATCATACACTCATAATGAGTATTATATTTAGTAGGCATAGGGAACGGCTCCATACAAGCATTGTATACACTGGTACACATTATCATTGTTAAAATAAATTTCATTTTACCCTTGACTTATATATTATCCCATATTATATTAGAGCCCAATTAAGGAGAAATAATATGACAGACATAACTAAATTTAAAAACGTCTCACTATCAAAGAAAACTTATAGTGATGTCGGTGTTTTAAGTAAAGCAATATTTGATGTGCCTTTATCACTATCAAAGACCATTGAATACCTAGTTGAAAAAGAAATAAAGAAAGTAAATAAAGGTAAAACTAATGGAAAAGGACAAAAAGACTAAGAGGGTAATTTGCCCAAGTTGTAATGGTAATGGATATATAAAAATTCCTTACCGATTAGCAAGAGAGGAAGCCGTTGCTCAATGCAATGTGTGTTCTTCACAAGGAGAGGTGGATGAGGAAAAATTGGATAGTATTATTATTGATGCTGATGGCTTTCACCGGTTGCAGTAAATACGAATTTGATGGTTTTGATCCAGTAACAACCACTGTAAAGTGGATGACAAAACAGAAAGATAATTATGACAAAAAAACTAACGATTAGTTCTAATAATATATCACCTAAACAATGGTCTATATTATTAATAGAACTTAATATGATTAAAGAATCTTGGAGACCGTTTGCTAAGTTAGAAATACAAACACCGGGATTTGATAAAATAATTAAGTGGGGAAGGAAAAGACATGATGAACCAAAAGAAGATTGATGAAGTAGCTAAACTTTGGGAAAAAACAAAAGATCCTAAATACAAAACTTTGTGGTATCAATATATAAAGGAATACACTAATGGAATTAATAGTTCTAACAGACGGGTTGTACCATTTAATCCCTGTAACAAAAGAAATGTTCAAGGACTTCACTATAGTAGAAAAAGTTATCTTAACTTGCTTTGAGATGTGCGATATTTTAAGACTAAAGTTAACAACCTATTCTGAATTTCTTAACGCTCACGTCATGAATGATGGTAGTGGTGATTTTTACGGGTGTATATGTAAATAAAATGGCTGGTACTATAAATAAAACAATGAAGAATAAAATTTTGTCACTACATGCAGCATGGTTATTTAAAAATGGATACTATGATGAAAGTATTGACTGCTTAAACCAAGCAACTGATTTGAAAAGGACCTGCGTCCATGCAAAGCCTCGCGCTAGCCTCTGTACGTCAAGCCATGACCTTCACCAGGGTGAGGGTAGCCCGGGAGCCTTTGCTCCTGCAGGAGTACGTGCACGGAAACTGTGGGGGTTTGTATGATTTGGAGTATGTTAATCATAATAGGAATCTACGCAGTAATGGTAGGTCTATTAATAATGTGGGATAAAGAAAAAACAAAATGAATAAACCTTCAATACATATAGCAATGCCTTGTTATGACATGGTTAAAATTAATACCATGATCTCAATGTTAAAATTAGTTAAAGAAATTACGAAAGCAGGAATAAAATTTGAATTAAATACGATGAAGTCACCTTATGTGGCTTATGCGAGAAATGTTTTATCTTCTAGATTCTTAACGCGTAAAGAAGATTACTTATTATTTATTGATGCCGATTTAGAATTTGAACCTGAGTGTGTCATTAAAATGCTTATTGCACAAAAAGATATTATCTGTGCACCCTATAGAGTTAAAACGAATGATCCTAATTACATTAGATATACAGTTAATCTACCTGATCCAAAGAATGTCAATGTAGTGAATGGTGTAATTGAAATTTTAAATGGCCCGGCTGGCATGATGTTAATTAAAAGAGAAGTCTTTAATAAGATTATAGAAAAACATCCAGAGCTAGAGATTAAACAAGATCCAGGGGTTCAGACTTTTCCAGATGATGTTAAAGTATATAACTTTTTTCATTGTGATTTTACAGATAATCGTTGGACCGGAGAAGATATGTCCTTCTGTGATCTAGCAAGATCAGTTGGTTTTAAAGTACATGCCCATATAGATTCAACTTTAATCCATCATGGCAGCTATGGTTATAAGGGAAAATACAAAGATTTATTTAAGGAGCCTAATGACAACAAATAGTAAAGATATGTACCATAAATTGGCTGATTATGCCTATATTGCTGGCCTTTTTGATGGTGAAGGATGTGTCCAATATAAACAATATTTGGATACTAAACGTAAAGATAGACCCAGAAGATATAAAGTTTGGCGAATCTCGATGGAGATGTCCATGACTGATGAGATGGTCATACGCTGGGTACATGACATTTTAAAAGTAGGAACGGTTAAAGTAAATATTAAAAACAAATCCCCTAGTTCTAAACCACACTGGAAAAAACAATGGCGCTGGAGATGTAGTCACAGAGATGCCTATAAGGTTGCTAAAATTTTATGGCCTTTCGCTCAAGTGAAACAACATAAGATAGAACAGATTATAGATCATTACGAGCCAGAATTTAAAGATGACAATGTAGTAAGTCTGGAGGCATATAGAAATGAATAATAAAGATAAAATAACTTTAATTTGGAAAGGCAACAAGATACCTTGTGAAGATTGCCAAGTTGTTTTTCAAGACAAATTTGGAAAAGAATTTAATGTTGAACTAAGCCGATTGATTAAAGTATTTAATAATAATATCTGGCAGAATAAGAAGAGTGTTAAATGAATAATATATTTTTATTTATATTTACTTTCCTAGGTTTGATGACTTTGTTAAGTTTATATGCGTTAGGAGGTCTATGAAAAATCTAAAAGAGAAATTAAGTGTATGGTCTTTGTATTATAGACAAGAAATGGTTTGGTCGGTGGCTGGGTTTATAGTTGGATTTATACTTGGAGCTTTAATAATATGAAACTCATTAAACACCCAGATACTTTTTTAAGAGGACCTACTGAAAAAGTAGAATTCCCTTTAAGTGATGAAAATAAAATTATTATAAAAAATATGATCAATTTAATGTATCAAGAAAGAGGTATTGGACTCGCTGCTAATCAGGCAGGGTATAATAGACGTATGTTTGTAATGGATGTAAGTAATGAAAAAGATAATCCACAAGTGTTTATTAACCCAGTTATAACTGCTAAGAATAATATTAAAATGGGAGATATGGAAGGATGTTTATCTTGTCCTGGTAGAACGGTTAAAGTTCCTAGATCTTTATCTGTTAATTTAGAATGGCTATGTGAGCATGGTGAAACACAGCATAAAACATTTTATCATTTGCCAGGAAGAGTAGTGCAACATGAAATGGATCATTTAAATGGAAAGTTGATAATAGATGAAGTGGAATAAATTATATAACTATCCGCCGTCGACTCGGAGTACGACGGACGGACTTAGAACTTATGATGTAGGTAAAGAAAAATTACCGAGTGTTACAACGATACTATCTGCAACTCAGAGTACCGAGAAGCAGGAATCTTTGGCCAGGTGGAAGGCGTCAGTGGGCGAGGAGCAAGCGACAAGGATCAAGGAACAAGCAGCCGCGCGCGGAACTGACATGCATACTCATTTAGAAAAACATATT